CAAGTCATGCATGCAGAAAAAAAGATACAGAACAAAGCCAAAAACGACTTTCTGTCTTTTGTAAAGTGTGTATGGCCTGATTTTGTAGAGGGGTCCCACCACAGACACATCGCAGATAAATTTAATAAATTAGCTACGGGTGAAATAAACCGTCTGATTATTAACATGCCACCAAGACATACAAAATCAGAATTTGCATCATACTTGCTACCAGCATGGATGGTGGGCCGTGATCCAAAGCTCAAGATCATACAAGCAACCCACACGGCAGAACTCGCAATACGATTCGGTCGTAAAGCAAAGAACCTAATCGATAGAGAAGACTACGGTAAAATTTTTAAAACAACCCTACAAGAAGATTCAAAGGCAGCAGGACGTTGGGAGACATCACAAGGGGGTGAATACTTCGCAGCTGGTGTAGGTGGTGCGATCACAGGACGTGGTGCAGATTTATTAATCATAGATGACCCGCACTCGGAACAAGATGCAATGTCAGGTAAAGCATTAGAGTCAGCTTACGAGTGGTATACATCAGGTCCACGACAACGTTTACAACCAGGCGGTAAGATCGTGTTAGTTATGACTAGATGGTCTACGAAAGATTTAACAGGAATGTTAGTTAAGAACCAAACAGAAGTAAAAGCTGATCAGTGGCACGTTGTCGAATTTCCAGCGCTCTTGGACCACGGACCAGTGTGGCCTGAGTATTGGAAGCAAGATGAATTAGAAAAGGTTAAGGCAACACTACCCGTTGCTAAATGGAACGCACAGTGGATGCAACAACCAACTAGTGAGGAAGGTGCCATATTAAAACGAGAATGGTGGATGAAGTATACCGATGAGGATATACCACAATTACATCACGTCATACAATCTTACGATACAGCTTTTTTAAAAAAAGAATCAGCAGACTATTCAGCTATCACCACATGGGGTATTTTCTATCCTAATGAAGATAGTGGAGCCTGTTTAATATTGTTAGATGCTATCAAAGGTAGGTACGAGTTTCCAGAACTACGAAGACTAGCATTAGATCAATATAAATACTGGCAGCCAGAATCTGTGATTGTAGAGGCAAAAGCATCAGGTTTACCTCTTACATACGAGCTGAGGAAGATGGACATACCTGTTGTAAATTTTACTCCAAGCAAAGGCAACGATAAGCATGCCCGTGTGAATGCTGTTGCACCTTTATTTGAATCTGGTATGATATATGCACCTGAGCAGAAATTTGCAGAAGAAGTCATTGAAGAATGCGCTGCGTTTCCTTACGGTGATCATGACGACTTGGTCGATTCGACGACACAGGCGATCATGCGATTCAGACAGGGCGGTCTGATCGGACACCCTGAAGACTACATCGACGAAAAAGTCGAAAAAATTAAAAGGAACTATTATTAATGAGTATTATTAAAGCTCTATTTTTAGGATTAAAAAATCAAAAAGTCATTCCGTTTAACCAGATGACTCCAGAGTTGCATGAGCAGTTAAGCAGAGGCCTTGCAAAAATTATGATGGCAGCGAAGATGACAAAGGCTCAACTAACAAAGTCACAAAGAGATTATATCATGAATCAGGCAAAACAAGTTCAAGAATTTGAAGATAGATATATTACTAAAATAAAAGATAGCGCTGGCAATATTATTAAAAAAGGCAAAGAAAAAGTAGCTGATGTTTTTGATTTAGAGGGTAGAACTCTTGATCCAAGTAAAGTTATCACGGGTGGTACACAAGAAGGTGCTGCTCTTCAATCAGGTATTATGAAAGCAACAAAAGCCAAACCAACAAAAGTTCCAGAGACAGAGGCTCAAATTGCAGAGAGAATAAAAAGAGAAAACAAAGAAGCTGTTAAAAATTTTAAAAAGAAAATGGAAAAGGATAGAGATTTTTCTATACTTGATCCAGAGGATATGGCAGAGGGTGGACGTATAGGTTTAAAAGAAGGTGAAGGTATTATGAAAATGGCTTCATATGGATATGATGATGCAATGGGAGAAGCTTTTGAAGAATTTTTACGTCTTAAAAAAATAAAAGAGATACCCATGGACATGGAATTTGATGAGTATCTAGACTCATTAGATAGGGATATACCTTTTTCTAAAAAAAATATGGATTCTCCATCTATTAAATTAGCAGAGGGCGGACGTATAGGTTTACAAGAAGGAACAAACAAAAATATGTTTGAAACACTTTTTTATAATAAATCAGCACCAATACTTTCTGCATTAAATACTTCAGAATTATTTGACCTTGTAACTACACTATCATCTGGCATACCTGGTTTAGCAGAGGGTGGTCGTATTAATTATGCAGAGGGACCAAAAGATCCTAGAAGAAGAGGTTTTATGAAAACAGCTATGGGTATTGCATCAATGTTACCATTTGGAATCGGTAAAGGTATTAAACTTGCAAAACCAGCTGTAGAAAAAGCAGCAGAGATTACAGGACCTGCATTACAAAAAATTATAGAAACTGTTAATGAACTAGGTAGAGTAATATCTGTATCTGGTAGAAGAGTAAAAGAAATGGTAACCAAAAAGAAATACAAAGATATTGAAGTTGAAGAAGATGTTGGAGATGGAAGTTTTATAATTAAAAAAGGTGACAAAGAAATTTATTATAAACCTGGTAGAATGGATGAAACAGGTGGTGTTGAAGACGATATCATAGAAGTTATTGAAAGCAGAATCGATAGACAATCTGGTGGCGTAGCGATGATGCTAGGAGAATAGCATGGCAGAGAAAGATATTGTAATTAGAATAGAAGAACTTATGGATATGTTTGGTGGTGAAGTTACAACAGCAGACAAAATACAAAGACCTCAATCTGCATTAGACAGAGAAATGTTCGAAGATGCAAACATTAGATTTAACAAAGCAGGAGGTGGACGAATAGGTTTTGCCGAGGGAACTTTTAAATTTAAAGATAATATAATACCTATTAATATAAAAGGATTAACAAAAAGAAGTATTCAAAACGTACAAAATTTATTAACAATACTCGAAAATAATCCCAATATTTCTCCAAAAGAATGGTTTGCAAAAACTAGCAAAGTGCAGGGAGCTCCTTCAGGTCTAGATCAATTATCAAGAGATTTATTAAAATATGTCAAAGGAGATACTAAAAATCTATCGGGTGCAATATCTAAAGAAGTTTTTGATAAATTAAAAATAAAAACACTTATAAAAAATGAAATACCTAACTTAAATAAAATTTCTGGATTGGCTGTAAGGCAAGCTGCTGGAACAGCAGCCGCTGCTAAAAAAGCAGTTACTGATACTTTTGAAGCAGTAATAAGATTAAATCAAGAATTTAAATTAGATCCAGATGTTGGATTAGAAGAATTAGCAGAACAACTTTATGGAAAAGGTGCATCAAAAAGTGTTTCATTTTTAACTCAAACTAAAAATGATGTAGCTAAATATATTGATGTCCTTAAAACAGGGACAAGAAGAAATTTAAAAATACCTGGTTTTAAATATCCTTCAGCAAACCAAGCAGCAGATATTTTAGACTCTATTGCGGACAGATCAAGTGATTTTGGATTTCAAGAGGGAGTTATTCGTGATTTAAAATTTGGTATAAGAGATAATTTATTAAAACTTAAAAAAGGCACAACTGTAAACTTAAGAAGAGTTTTATCTGATTTAATAAAAAAAGGGGATGTGATAGATGAAGCTGTCGGTCTTTCAGCTACTTTTGAAGATGCTCCTGGTTACACAGAGGCAACTCAAATTATTAAAAATAAATTTAATAAACAAAAAGCTAATACTATAGATAAACCTTTTTCTGCATTAATTAAAAAAATAAAAAATAATGTAGCGACTAAAAAAGAAATAAATAATTTTAATACTATTTCAAAAAGATTTACTAAAGAAACAGGAGTAGATTCTCCTATAATTAGAATAGGTAAAAATTTAAAACCTGAAAAATTTATTAAAAGTTTTAAAGATTATTCTCCAGAGGCTCAAGCAAATATAAAACAACTCGCTAAAGAAAATAATTTTGTAATTCAAACAAAATCAGAGCCATTAAAAAATGTGGTGTCATCTTTACAAAAACCAACTTTAAAAAATAAATTATTATCTGGAGCTGGTAAAGTTATTAGAGGAGTTGGTAAAGTTTATAAACCATTAAGTGCTGTTCTTGGGCCAGCTGCCGTTATGTCAGCGAGAGCAAAAGCAGATGAAATGAATATAGATTTATCTCTACCTGATCAAGCTACAGCTTTTGCTTTAGGTGATCCACAAGCCGCTATTGATTTGTACAAAATGAGAAATGATCCAGAATTTGCTGCTCAACAAAGAGCTAAAAGTTTTTCAATGCCTCTTGATGAGGGGACTTTTGATGCATTTGCAGGCGGTGGTATAGCTAAAATAGCTGGTGTAGACTCAGGACCACCACCAGAAAAAGGTCCGAACTCACAAGGGTTGCAAGGCCTAATGAAACGTGGTATGAAAATATAGGAGTATTAAATGGCAGAAATAGACAAAGGACTCCCGAACGTTAAAACTAAACTTGAAGTTCCTTCCGAGGAAAAATTACAAGAAGTTGCGATTCAGGATGCAGTAGAAGAACAAGAGAATCCAAAAATTGAAGTTACACCAGAAGATGATGGTGGTGTCACGTTAGACTTTGAACCAGGGTCAATTAACGTACCGGGAACAGAATCACACTTTGATAATCTAGCAGATATTTTACCAGATGATGTTTTAGAACCTATTGGTAACGAGATGGTACAAAACTATATGGATTATAAATCTTCTAGAAAAGATTGGGAGAGAGGATACACAGAGGGGCTTGACTTACTAGGATTTAAATACGAAAATAGAACAGAACCATTTCAAGGAGCTAGCGGTGCAACTCACCCTGTATTAGCAGAGGCAGTTACACAATTCCAAGCACAAGCTTACAAAGAATTATTACCAGCAGATGGACCAGTTAGAACACAAGTTATCGGTGTTAAAAATCCACAGACAGAGCAACAAGCTACTCGTGTCAAAGATTTTATGAATTATTTAATTATGGATCAAATGCAAGAGTATGAAGCAGAGTTTGATTCTATGTTGTTTCATTTACCACTCGCAGGATCTACATTTAAAAAAGTTTACTATGATGTGCCGCTTGGAAGAGCAGTATCAAAGTTTGTGCCCGCGGATGAATTAATTGTTCCATATACTGCAACTAGTATTGAAGATGCAGAAGCTGTAATACACACAGTTAAAATATCTGAAAACGAATTAAGAAAACAACAAGTGTCTGGTTTTTATAGAGACGTAGAACTTGGTCCACCAGGTAATGTTGAAAGAAATGAATTAGAAAAAAAAGAACGTGAGTTAGATGGCACAAAAAAATCTGGCAAGAACGAACCAGTTTATACTTTGTTAGAGTGCCATGTAAATTTAGATTTAGAAGGTTTTGAGGAAGTTGGTGTTGATGGAACACCGACAGGAATAAAATTACCTTACATCGTAACTGTTGAAGAAGGTAGCCGAGTAGTACTCTCCATACGGAGAAACTATGCGCCCAATGATCTAAAGAAAAATAAAATCCAATATTTCGTCCACTTTAAATTTCTGCC